ATCAGGTTGCGCAGGCGCTTCATGCGGGATCGGTCTGTTTTCACGTAACCGTCTTAGCACATGCAAGATGTCGTCATCGGACAAACTTCCTCTAAGTTGCTCTGCTATTGTTCTTTGTTGCTCATCAACCATGGTGTTTCTGACGTCATCATCAAGATCAGCAAACCTCTGGTCTGAACCTAGGTCATCTAGTAACTCATTAAAGTAGCTTTCGGCTGTGTTATATGCCATATTTAAGCTCATTGGCTGAGTTTGTCGACCTTGCATGTCATCAAGCATGTTTTGTAAACGGAATGCTACGTCTTCTGAGAATGATTGACGTTGATTCTCAGGCAAGCGGCGAATTCGCTCATCATCAAACACGCCATTACGAAGTGCTTGAATTGAATCTGCAACGCTTTGCATGTCAAAGTTATTTGCACCAGTACGCTCTTGCTCAAACAAGTCATGCGCCATAGTTATGGCATCACCCATTGCATATGGCTGATTCGCGCCATGCATATTGTCAGGCTCAAAGAAGTCATTAGGCAATTCTCTAAGCTGTTCAGGTGGCGTGTTGTTAAGCTCTAACCCTCTAAGTACTGATGTAAGACGATCACGAGCCATTATATTCTCGTTATGCGTAAGACCTGTTGTTTGTTCTCCATCTGGTTGATGTGCTAAACGAACTAATAAATCATGATGCCCTTGTATTTCTTCACGCAACCTTGTTATAACATCAGTAGGAGAAAGTACTTCATACCCTGGTGATGCTAATTGTTCAGTCAATGTGTCGCGATATTGCGATAAATAGGCATCAACAGCTTGACTACCTGTGTTAGGCGTAAATGCTGACTGGATTGAATCGTTAATTAGCTCTCTTGTTCTTTGATTACTTCTATTTTGTTGCTCTAACACATTAGCGCGATCAAACAAAATACGACCTACTTCTCTAAGAGTCATTGGCTGTAAGTCGCTTGGTCTTACTACAAAGTCGCCTATTGAATCGCCTACATTAAGTATTTCAGCCACAGCAGCTCGTCTAGTATTGCCAGTTTGATTACGTCCTGAGCTCGTAAATTGCCCACCTATTCTTCTTGCAATTGCAAGTATGTCTTCAGGCGTTTCAAGTCCTTCATTCTCAATAATCATATTTGCAATAGTAGGCGCTCTATCTCTTGCTGCTTGCTGTTGACGTGTTAATTCCTGAGCAGGTGCTTGCTGTGCTTGCACTGTAGGCGCGGGCTGCGGCACACCCATCTCACGAATCGTGCTTAAGTTGCCATATGCAGTATTTAACCGGCTACGAATTGTATCGGCTTCAGCAACATTAAGTCCTCGTGCAGTAACTCGATCATAGTTACTAAGTTCCGTAATTTCTGTTCTAATACGATCTTGTAACCGCTCAACAATCTCAGCAGTGTTAAAGCCAGCACCATACAAATTAGTCGACATGCTACGCAATAAGTCTGCAAACTCACTTAAAGCATCATTGGTGTTATTAAATGCTGTATCTGGTATGAGTGCCGTTTCATAAGCATCAGTAATATGCTGATTTCGACGGTCAATGTTTTGCTGTACTGCAGCCGGTAAGTTCGGTGTTTGTGGTGTAGACTGTTGAGCTCTTTGCTGTTGGCTTACTAAGTCATCACGAGCTGTTTGAAGCTCATTGGCATAGTTACTAAGTGCTGTAGCCACTTCTTGTGACATATCAGAAGAGCTACTTGAATGATCATAAATCTGTCTTGTAAGAAACTCAAGTGCATCATTCATTGAAGACACAGGATTGTCAAAGAATGTTCGAAAATGCTGATTTTGCATCATGTTAAATATTACTTCTAATCTTCGTTCAAAACGATCAGGATCAGGTAACCCTGTTTCAAGTAATGCATTGTCAATCGTAAACTCTATATTGTCTACCAACGTGGCTTTAAGTTGCGCAACACTTTCTTGCATTGCAGGCGCTTGTTGTACAACAGGCGCAGGCGCACCTTTTGCAATGTAGTCTTTAAAGTCTTTAGTAGTAACAAAGCGAGGCAGGCCGCTAAAGTCAATGCTACTAAGCTCAGCTGCCCGCATGCCTGTATTTGCGTCCAAACGTAAATGCTTCATACCATTACTTGACTTGGTATCATATAAGCCTAGGTTATTCTGCAGATCACTGCCGGGATTCTTAATGTCACCTGCACGGCTATTCAAATACGCTTTAATGTCATCAACATACTCAGGCTTAACTGCGCCATTCTTAAAGCCTGATGCAAACCCAATCGTGTATTGCGGCTGCCCAGTAGGACTTGACTCTAAATGGAATTGGAATGTAGCAACAGGCAATCCATTTTCCATGTTGCGCATGCTAATCAATTGATCACCATTAGCTGCGGCACGAGCATAACTAGTTGAGTCACGTGTTGCTTTAGGATTAAGACGTCCTGTTGCCGGATCATAAATAGGTTCATACCTACGCTTGGCATACGCAGGTGCCCATGGATTGCGTGTACCTTCAGCGGCGGAGCAACCCTCTGCAATGCAATGATCCAAGACAGCGGTGTCATCACTAACCAAGCGCACAATCTCTTCTAATGGCAATGCATTGGTAATCTCCAATGCGCCAAGATTGCCAAACACTTTGTCATTAGATATCATGTCATGTAAAGTATTACGCATATTGGTCTGCGCTTTATTAACATATGCAGCTATTTCAGCTTTCTCTGCTTTCTCTTTAACAGCACGAGCTTCAGCAGCTTTGCGCACATACGCATCAACCGGTGTCTTTGCAACTTTATCTAAAGGAATCTTACCTGACATGACGTCTTTATAAAAGTCTTTTGCAATATTCTCAAAGCCTAGCATATCCAATACATTACCACCTGATGTTGTATAAATCTTTTCAGAGTCAGGCGTCTTTTCTATTGATGGAAAGAACTGCCTTTCACTGTAAGACAATTGTTTATTAATGTCTTTTTTAGACTTAGCAGATATGCCAAGGTCAGATAGCTTTTCATACTCAACGCCCAATCGTAAGTTATCAAACTCTTTTTGCAACTTATCGCGTTTACGCGCCAATGCTTGAACTGGGTTTGTTGTTGCCGCATACTCAGGCAAATCTGCAGGGTCTAACAAGCCTTGTGATCTTGCAATCTCACCTAAGCGTGTACGTTCACCCTCAGCTGTACGCAACGCCTGGTTTGCTGCTTGTAGTTCTTGGAACTTAGCTTGCTCAACATCTTCAAGTGTAGACTCACCCGGCATACCTGCTTGCACACGCTTACCACGTAACCCTGAGACATTAACTGCAGAACTAGCATTTTCAAATATAGTCTCAGCCGGCAAATACGTCATACCCTGTGAAGCAAGCTTAACCAAAGGATCGCCTTCGGCGCCTAGATTTTTTGTTAGGTAGTTTGTAAATTGACCTTTGATCCAAGAAGCTGCCGCGTCATGCCGAGCTTCCACCTCACCGGTTGTAGGCAACTTCAACGCGCCTTTAAGCCGTTGGCCTTCCGCTGTGTTAAGAAACTCGTCATATATTTTCATTTCCTGCGCAGCACGAGCTTGAGGATCTCTAAAAAGAACATCATACGCGTCCCTAGCATCTGAAAATGTAGGCGCATCAGGGTATAAGTCTTTAATTTTTTGATCTGTAAAGTTTCTTAATTCTTGTTTAAGCTCTAAACGTAAATGTGGCTCAGTAGTTGTCTCACCAACATGTGAATTGCGCACTTCATACATTACATTCTCAGGCGACAATGGCCCTTCACGTGTGCCCATCACATCACGTATAAGTGTAGGTATGTGGCTAAATGAAGGCTTAGCATTAGTAGACTTAGGCACAACAGGCATTGTCAACCGCGTGCCTTGTGGCCGCATAGCATACATGTTAGTCTCAGGTGTAAGCGCCTCAGGGACACCAGGCAGTGTGCTTAAGCCTTGCGCTCTACGTTGCTCGGCAATGCGACCTACATCTTCAGCAAGGCCTTGCAGCTTTGCGCCCATCGTTGGTTGATTGGTCACCGTATCAAGACGGGTTACGCCTGACTGCGCATTCTGAAAGTCGGTAGGTATATCACGGACTTGACGGCCAACCCTTGTAGCCTCGGCACCTAACACCCTAACGTCATGTGGTGTAATCAATGGGCGAGGTGAGATAGGCATTGACCCTGGCATTCCAGACCCTGGGCCGCCTGCAGGTAAATGTAAAGCATCAAACGTCTTGCCTAAACCCTCTTGTGCTTGTCGCATCAATGGTGTTTGCAAGTCTGCTTGAAAGCGTGCTGCTTGTTCTGGCGCATCAGGCCTTACGACTCTGTTAGCAGCTTCCAATGCCGAGGCCTCATCACCTACAGCTCTGTGTAGTTGTTCTGCGCCCCTTGCTTGTATGTTGCCCAATGCACCAACACCGGCGCCTACAAACGGACTTAGCATGTTTGTACCCATTCGCGACATATCGCGTAAGTACAACGGTGCAAGCATTGGGTGTGATTGCGCAGCTATCTTCTTAAGCTCGTCCTTGACAGTGTCAAGAGGACTTACGGTCGCGGCAGTAGGGTTTACGCCATCATCGCCAATTGGATTGCCTAACTCATCGTACTGCATTGCCATAACTTAGGCTCCTTGTATCATACGGCGTATGGGTTTACTCTTCTTGGCCTGTCCTCTGGGTAGACTTCGCCTGGATCATACACCGGATCTATATTAATGAGGCCCATGTCTCGCAAAACTCTTAATGCCTGTGACGTTGTGTCGACCAAGTCGTCATGTCTAACTTCCGGGAAGGCGCATAATTGACTTATCAATGCCTCAGCCCAATCACGAGCCATGCCCGGTTTGACAACAGACTCGGGAATGTAGACTCGGCCACGTTGAATGATGGGCGCAATGATGTTAAGCCGTGTCATCTTGTCTGCATTGCCCGGGTTATAGCCACGAACCGGTAAGCCTGCACGTTGCAAGTCTTGTATGAGTGAAATGCCTGCGGACTTGTCCTCAATCACGATGAGATCGACTTTCTTTCCATGCCCGAACTCATTCTCATCACCATAGATCGCAGCATACTCATCCACGACCTTAGGTCTCAAGTCTGGGTATTGCATATACTCTTCCCAGCAATCAATGAGCATCACACTCATAGGCTTATCATCACTAGGTTTGAAGATGCCCCACACCGAGCAGGCTGTTGGATCGTTCTTAGTCTTGTCAGACGTGGCACAGTCGTAACTCTGCACGACATACTGAAAGCGTGGTAGCGGCTTATCGTTAGGCCAAAGCTTGAACCAATCACGTTTGATGACACCGGATTCTTCAGGATCTAAGATCTCCGCATGAATCTCTTGTCTACCAAGCTTAGTTCCCTCATACTGGAGGATCTGATTCTTGAAAGTTGGAGCGAGGTTATGGATGTTGTCATACGTACTGGCCATGGTGTACACCACATCTTTGCCGTCGCGGTTAACCAGATCCACTATCAAGGGCTTTGGCTTAGGCGTTGTGGTACATATCAGCTTAGGATGTTTACCTAAACGCAATCCAAAGTTAAGCATGTCCCATGATTCGTCCAAGTATTCCCAAGCAGCCAACTCATCAAGCCAACCGCCATGAAACTGAGGTCCGCGGAATCGATTAGGCTCAGACGCCGGAATCCCTTTAATGATCGACCCATTCTTAAGTTTGATCTCATGCAAACTTTTGATGTAATCACCAATTAAGATATCGGGAATCACGTTCAATAAGCCTGACTCGCCTTCAAAGCAAACGTCGCGGACATCGGAGCTTGTAGGCGCTGATACGAGCCATCGTGTGTTAGGCTGAGTCCATGCTGCCCACCAAGTCCACTCAGCAGCGCAACGAGTCTTGCCTGCGCCACGCCCCGCTAACAGAAGCCAGATCACCCACCAATCGCCTGAAGGAGGGACCTGATGCTTGCTTGCCGCCATCAACCACTTAAGTCTTGCCTGCGTTGCAGCCTTTTGCTCAGGCGTAAGTGCGTCTAACTTAAGTGAGCCCCGAAGGCGTTGCTCAAACTGATCAATTAGTACCGGACTCAGCATCGTCTTGTCTTAGACTTAGCAAATCATTAAGCAAAGCTTGTGAGAAGTCATGCACAACGTCAACTTGAACTGCGCCATCGTCTTTGCCAACAATCTCATGCTTAGTATTTTCGCGATACTCACGCGGAAAGCGTGCAGACATTGATCGCGACCAAAGCCCTGTGTTTAGCTTTGCGCTACCCGGCGTTTCAATCAGATAAGTCTGGGCCAGTTGTTCCCAATGATTGAGTGCGTGGATTCGTGATTCTTCCAATGCAGCCCGAAAATCGTCATGCGCGCCTTCCCAGTTTTGAAGATTACGCCAGCCAATATCGAGACGCGAACAGATTTGATAACGGGATAAGCCGAGCCGGCCAAGCTCAACGACTTGATCACAAAGTGCAGGGTCGTACTTTGAAGGACGTCCCAAGAACTTTCCGTTCTTAGATGGTGTCTTAGTAGTCATAGCGCGGATTGTATCCTTGTTGAAGAAATTGTGTTAAGTTTTTTGCAAACATGCGGGTAACAGTAAAAGGTAACAGTAGGCTCGAAAACTATATACGATGTATATATATATAAATATTATCTTTTATATTTATACTGTTACTTACTGTTACCATGTTATTTGCGTTTAGAATCAATAACTTAGCGGGAAACAGCTTGGTAACACGGTAACAGTACTGCATGGTTAATAGCTCCCAGTTTGTTCGATTTCACGCTTTATAGCATCCTCAGTCCGTGTTACTACGTGAGTCCAATTTTGCCCCTGCGATACTGTTACCTGTGCCTTTGTCGTGATAAGCGTAGTAAATCGCTGTGGCTTGCCTTGCACTTTGATCAGCTTGCTGGGCTCTATTTCTCCATGCGGCTGCAGTGCTTTGCGTATGTATTGCGCCTTGACCTTGTTGTCGTGGCCCCATCTTTCGCAGAGAATAGACATTTGGTTGGCTGAAAAAGCCGCCACACCTTGAAGATGCTCATCAACCCAGCTAGCCAAGTCGATGGCAAAAGACTCAAGGGGTGTCTTGGATAGAGAAATAGCTATCTGTTTGTAGTTGGTCATTGGGGCTGGTGCGTAGGGATCAAAGTTTGCTACATCACGATTCATGTACCAATTCATTACAGTTGAGAAGCCTGTGCCATTGTTTGTACGAGCCCACTTCATCATGGCTCGAACTCTTTCCAAGATGTCTTGCTGTGAAAAAGTGGGGCACTTATAAATAGCTTCACGGCGTGAGCTGGCACCCATATGAGTGATGTAAGGCTTATTAGATGTGAAGACATAATTTACGTAGTTCTTTATGGAATACTGAGCGCCATACTTATTGTTGATCGTGATTTCTTTGCCTGTGATCAAATTCTTTAGCTTTGCGGAGTGGTCATCCCTATCCGATGAGGGCTCATTCACAACGACAAAGACCTTGCCTCTCATTGCACCATTGAAGTTGCCAAATAGATCATCGGGGCCTAGCGTAGCAGCCGGTGCATTCTCACCCATACCCAGCATCTCAGCTATGAACTCCGGAATAGCCGACTTGCCCATACCTTCCATGTCATGTATAAACTGTGGGGTGGTGTTATTCCTACGCCATGGGAATTGGATGACATTGGCAACCCAGTCATGCCAGTACTCAGCAAAATGAGGCTCGGCTTGAAAGAAGTATTCGCAAAATTCTAAGTACGGAGCCGGATCACCCGGTATAGCATCATAAGCCCACGGCTTAAAAAGGTTGTAGCACTTATCAGGTGTTATTTGAATACCTTGGTATTCAGGGTACATGCCAATATGATCTAACTTACAGCACCTAGGCCATTTCTTGTATTCCTCAATGAGGGGAAGCTCCCTGCTACTGGTGGAGCCATTAGGCCTTTGCGTGATCTGCATGAAGTATTGTTGAGCCGAGTCAATTTTGGCCTTGCCCCACGACATGATCAGGCCATCTCTTAGTCGAATCACATCGCCGTTATACAGTGCGTATTGGGTCTTGAACTCATACAACTTGGTTTCCAAGGTGTCTATACCATTTAGCACGGTCGAGGTCGCTGTGAGGACTTGGCCTAAGGCTCCACCGGCTAAAAGATGATCATCAATGGCAAACTTGCTACCCTTACCAGCGCTGAACTTACCCACACGGCAAAGATGTACCTCAGCTCCCAGACCGCGTAAAGTCACCGCTAATCTAGTCTCGGCCATAGCCACCTGTTCGTTAGGCTCCCCATCATCCTCGGCCCCATCATAATCGAAGATGATGT